AGAACCGACACGTCGAGCGTGGTCGACGCCGCGGCGTTCAGCGTCAGGACGCCGGACCAGTAGAGGTTCGCCTGCCCAGCGCCGCTGCCCTCCGGGAGGTCGGTCTTCAGGTTCAGGTCACGCGCGAGCTTCACCTCGCCGTCCGCGAGTAGCGTCCGGAACTGGACGGAGCCGGTGTGGGTGAGTGTGGAGGGCATATCGGCTCCCGCTTAGACGTGGGCCTTCATTCGGGCGACGGCGGCCGCGGCTGCGGCCCGGGCACCGGCCAGGGACGAGACCCGCAGGGCCCGGGTCGGCTTCGCGTCGGTGGCCGAGACGATGCCCTCGGGGTAGTCGTCGACCCACACGTCGACCGTCAGGCCGGCGGCGGCCGCGGCGTCGCGCTTCTGGGTGCTCGCCCCGCAGAGGATCAGGTCGGAGACCTCGAGGTCCGCGAACGCGAGCCGCAGCTCCTCGCGGTTCGCCTCGTCGTTCTCGCGCCGCGAGATGCAGACCACGCGGTTCCCGGCGGCCGTCGCCATGCCGACGAACGAACGCCAGAGGCCGGGGGCCGCGGTCCAGGTCCGATCGTAGTCGAGCGAGATCACGAGCCCGCGGCCCTCGCTCCTGTGCTGGACGAGCCCTCGGGCTGCCTTCCAGGCGGTCAGCGAGCGAAGGCCGACGGAGCTATTCGGGTAGGCGGGCCGGGTTACCGGGGACACGTCATAGAGTCCGGAGGCCTCGGTGATCGTCCGCGTGACGTTGCCCCGCTCGTCCTCCACCCACGTCTCCCCCTTCGCGCCGACCGTGAACGCGAACGAGGACCCGAAGATCGTCTTCGACCGGATCAGCGTCAGGACCTCGGCGGCCGTCGGCGTCGCGACCGGGTCGGCCTCGAACGCGAGCCCCTTGTCGGACTTCTCGATCTTCAGCGTGCCGTTCGTCGTCCGCGCGAGCGGCCGCGAGTCGTCGTGGTTCCAGAGCATCGGCACGTCAAGTTTTCGCTTCGACAGGACCTTATCGAAGGCGGTCGCGGCGAACTGCTCGCGAAAGCCTCCGAGGTCGACCGAGAGCGAATCCCACGGCGGGGCGATGCCGCGGATCTTCGGGGTCTCGCCGTCCCGCTCTTCGACGAACAGCGTGCAGGTCGAGTCGTCGTCGGCGATCGACAAGTAGCGGCGCTCAGGCTGCATCGTTCGGCCCTCCGGGCGTGATGTCGTTCGTGCCGTTGACCATCTGCGACGCGAGGGCCTCGGTGATCGTCGGGAACGCGGCGGTGATCAGGGCGACGGCAGCGTCCTTGTCGATCGTGCCGGCGGCGATCTGGTTCAGGACCTCGAGGAGGGCCGTGACCTGGGCACCGTTCAGGGCGGTGGCAGCGAGGTCCGCCCCCGACGCGGCGGCCGCGAGCGGGTCCGTGTTCGAGTCGACCGTGGAGTCGGTGGTCGTGGTGTCGTCCGGCGTGTCGCCGGCCGGCTCGGTGACGGCGGCGGGCGGCTCGCCCCCGGCGGCCCCGGCCTGGGCGGCCGCGGCGTCGAGCGTCGAGAACCCGAGCTGGACGAACGTCTGGTTCGCCGCCGGCGTGTCGAGCAGGTCGAAGTCTTCGCGGTCGCGGATCTCGTTCGGCGTGATCGCCCCCATGTTCCAGAGCGACTGATACAGGGCCGCCCGGCCCGCGGTGTCGGCCCGCAGGATGCCGCGGGTGTCGAGCTTCGCGTAGACGTTCTCGCCGTAGACCGGCTGGAGCGCCATGTCGATCGGCGACTCCATGCGGCGAGCCCACGGCAGGAGGCACCAGACCTGGGCGGAGAGGTGCTCCTGCTCCACGTTGGAAAATCGGGCCATCTTGGAATCGCCGAGGAGCGTACTTGGAACGCCCCAGTGACGGCATACGTCGGGCAGCACCGCGTCCCGCAGCTCTTGGAACTGCGACGCCTCCATGCTGTTCGACTCGATCGGCTTCAGCCGCGTCTTCTTCGGGAGGACCGCGGCCTTCCCGCGGTTCTCGGCCCCGCCGTAGGCCTGGTGCAGCATGTCCCGCAGGGCGTCGACCGCCGCATCGGGGACCTTCTCGTCCGTCTCGAGGACCATGTCGGGCCGCGCGGAGTTGCTCCAGAACGCGGTGGCCGCGGTGTCGAGCTGGCGGGCGAGGTTGATACTCGTCGCGTTCATCTCGGCCGGGGCGTGGCCGACGATGCCGTTGTCGGAGATCCACCGCCAATGGAGCACGGGCCCGGGGATCGGCTCCCACTGGCCCCGCTCCGACCAGAACTTGTAGGTGAGCGAGTAGTCGACGGCCGACTGCTCGACCTTCACGCGGGACGGGTGGAGCGGGATCAGTTGGGTCATCCAGCCGCGGTCGCCCGAGACCACGCGGGCGTAGCCGTTGCCGTGGAGGGCGGTCCAGTAGGCCTGGAGGACGTAGAAGTCCCAGGCCGACTGCCAGTTGTTCGGCCGCTTCCGCAGCGTGTAGGCGCAGGGGAGGTCGGCCTTCTCGCGGCGGCCGTCGGGCCGCTCCTGCATGATCTGCATGGGGCAGATGCCGACGGCCTGGGCGATCCACCGGACGACCCCGAAGATCGCCGACACGCGGACCGCGGTCTCGGGGCCCACGACCGAGGGCAGGATGTCGCCCCACGTCCCCGGCACCGGGAGCGAGGTCCGTCGGATCGAGATCACGCGCGGGGCCGCGGCGGCCTTCGCCGGGGTCCGGCGGCGGCTGCCGCGGCCTCCGGGGGTGGCCGGGCGTTTCTTGGGGCTGGGCATGCCCGCCAGTTTCCCCCGGCGGCCCCCGGCAGAATCTCGACTACAGGAGTCGGATCTTCCAGTCGTCGAGGTTCGCGGCCTCGCCGGTGTCCTCGTCGGTGGACGCCAGAGCGAGCGCGTTCACGAGGGCCGCGATGCCGTCGATCTTCTCGTTGGACTTCGCCTTGTCGGGTTTGATCATCCCCGTGGGATCCGTGTAGACGCAGACATGGTTCGCGTTCCACGTCGCGACCGGGTTCCCGCCCGTGCGAAGCCGGCCCTCGACGACCAGGGCCTCGAGCAGCTTGCACGACGAGTTCAGGTAGGCGGTCCGCTGCGGGATGTCCTTCGTCGTGATCCCCTCGCGCTGGAGGAGAGTCTCCAGGGCCCCGGCCTGCCACGGGTCGCAGCCCACGGCCTTGATCTCGTGGGCCTCGCCGAACGCGATGATGTCCCGAGCCACGGCCTCGTGATCGAGCCGGTGGCCGTCGGTCACGGTCACCCATCCGTCGCGGATCCACGCGTCGTAGGGGATGCCCTCGCGGACGCGGTCGGCCACGGTCTCGCTCGGGACCCAGTATTTCCAGACGACGGAATAGGAGCCGTCGGCCTCTTTGAACACGAACGCGGCCGCGGTCATGTCGAGGTTCGAGGCCAGGTCGACGCCGACCCAGCACGGCCGGCCCTCGAGCGGGGCGAGCGGACCCGAGCCGCACTTCGCCCAGTCGTCGCCCTGGAACCATCGGGCATCGGCGGCCTGCCAGACGTTCAGCGAGTAGCGGAGGAACTTCGACATCTTCCGCGGGTCCGTCGTCGCGTCCTGGTAGTCGGCCGCGAACTCGTCCTCGGGGAACGCGACCCCCATCGACGGGTTCGCCTTCCGCCAGACCGCCGGCGACGAGTAGTCGTCGGTCTCAGCCGCGGCGTAGATCAGACCGTAGAACGTCGGGTTCACCCGCGGGTCTGCGATCACGAGCTCGCAGTCCTGCCACCATCGCCAGCCGATGCCGTTCCGATCAGAGCCCGCCGTCGAGATCGAGATCACGAGACCGTTCGCCGTGCCGCGCGTGGCGTAGATCAACGCGTCGACAAGATCCGGCGAGCGGAAGCTATGGATCTCGTCCAGGATCACGGAGCCGTTAAGGCCTTCGTTCCGCCAACTGTCAGAAGAAAGACATCGTATTTCTTTCCCGGTCTCGCGGTTCCGGATGATCGACCGCGAGTCGATCACCTCGAGGAGTTTCGACAGCGTGGGCGAGGCCTCGACCGATTGGCGGACCATTCGATACATGGTCCGCGCCTGCAGGCGATCGTTCGCCGCGAGGAACACGTCCTGGGCCGGGGCGTGGCAGGTCGCCATGTACTGGGCGAGCTGCGACATTAGCGAGGACTTCCGGTTCTTCTTCGGGACGAAGATCCCGGCCCGGCGGAAACGGAGCCGGCCGTCGGCGCGTCGCCAGCCGAACAGGGGCCGCAGGACCCGCTCCTTCTGCCAGTCGATTAGCTCGATCCGCTGCGGGTCGCCGCCGCGTTCGTCGGGGTGACGGCACAGGGTCTCGATGAACTCGACCGGGGCCTCGGCCGCCTCGGCATCCCACTGGTAGCCGGCGACGTACTCGGGCCGCTTCTTCGGATCAGCCGCGGACGCGGAGCTTCGCGAGGGTCGCGGCTTCGGGGTCTTCGACGGGCGCTTCGGCATGCGTGATGTCCTGGGGGATCCGGCCGGCGGCGGCCGCCGTCAGGCCGAACTCCCGGGCGAGC